TGGAAAAAGTTCATGCCCCGCAGGGCGTGTCAAATTCGGCGGATGAAAAGCGTGTCGCTTACGTCTTCCACGGCGGGCGCGTAGCCAAGGGACGCCAAGCGGTCGGTAATTTCCGACCAATAGGGGTTGCGGTAGCCGCTATGGGTGAAATGTGTTTCGACGCGGATCAATCGTGGGCGGGCCTTTTGCATTTGGCCGATGACGAACCATTCAGCGCCCTCGGTATCCACGGCCAAAATGTCGATGTCTTCGGCGTCGATGCCGTCGCCAAACCTTATGGCGCTGACAGTTCGCTTGAATTGCTGGTCAAAATTGGCGCGGACGATGCCGCTGTGTTGCGGGTGCTCGTCGGGCGCCCCGCCTTTGGGCACATCTTCAATCCATGCCCCCTCGCCTCGATCGTAGAGTGTGACCTCGCCTGCGGCCCGAGCGCACACGGCTTCGATGACGCGCGCCGAAGGAAAGGCTGCCCGCAAATTTTTGGCGCACCACGGCAAGGGTTCGACCAGCGTGGCGCGTGCTCCGTCGGCAATAAAGCGAGCGACACTGCATCGGTGTGGCTCATTGACGCCGACTTCGACAACGTGGCGAGGGGTCAGACCCATAACTTGGGCGATTGTATGCAGGTCGATCATAAGCGTTTTTTCACTTCGGCCACGATGCGCTGCGGCTCGATGTTGGCCATGGCCACGCAGTAGCCGGCCGTGTTGCAGGGCGCTCCTTCAGGGAAGGCTTGGCCGCCGCGTGAGTGATGGAAGCAGGGCGCACACGGGGCGTGGCCCGTCAAAGCTCGGACGGTCGGCTGGTAAGCGGTGCGGAGTTGCCAGGGAAAAGCTGCGTAAAGCGCGACCACCGGCAGTCCCATGGCGGCGGCCACGTGGCAGATGGCCGAGTCGGGTGCGATGACTGCGTCGCAGTCGGCCAGGACCGCGCAGGATTCGGCAAAGGAAAGCGCCGGCTGTTCGGCGGTGAGGTTGATGTATCCTGGCTGGCTCGGGAGATTCAGCTCGCCAGGGCTGCCGACAAAGACCACCTCAACCTCGAGGTCGACAAGGCCTTGCACCATCGGTTGGAAAAGGTGCCGCGGGTAGCTGCGGGCGGGCGCGCTGGCCGAAAGTTGAACGGCAACTCGCTTGACCGTCTTGGGAAATCGGGACCGCATGGCGGCAACGGCGCCCGGCGCGGGCTTGAACTCGATGTGCTGCCCCTCGGTCAGATCAACGCCGATGCACTTGGCAAACAGATCCACGGCGTGCAGGGCTTGCGAGTCAGGGCCGAACTCAATCTCGTTCTCGAGGTTGGCGTGTTCGTCCCATTGTTGCCACTCGGCCAGCGTGAGCGGATAGGGGAGCAGCTCGATGCGGTGGGCCGCGGCGAATGCGGTGAGTGCGTCGTGGTATTTCTCCGCGGCCGAGACGCCGATGCGAGCCTCGGGACGCTGCGCCCTTAAAGCTCGAAGAGACGGTGTGAGAAAAAGCAGGTCGCCAAAACCACCAGGACGACTGACAAGCAAGCTGTCCTTGTCCAGCCGCGGTCGTTCCACGTGGATCTTTCGGATGTCCACGCCAGGAAATTGCAGAAGGTAACCCGCGTTGGAGTCTTCAAGGACGTAGGTTGTTTCAGCTTGCAGCGGGACCGGCCCCAGTTTGAGGGGCTGCGGCAGTCGGATCAGTTTCATTGCTTTGTGGTTGCATGGGCCGCTCGCGCGGCGTGATTTCATCGAAGATCGAATTGATGATTTCTTCCGAAACCAACGGAAACGCGGCGCGGGCAATCGACTTGCCGCTTTCAATCGGGAGCAATCCGGTGGCCACGGCCGTGGCGATCTCGACAAGGGCTTGCACCTGAGCGCCATTGAGCGCCGTGTCTTGAACGGTCTCGGCGCCGGCGGCCGCGCTGTCCACGGTTTGCCCGTCTGGTGAAACCACAGGAGAAAGCGCGGGTGCAGTGATTTCTGGAAATGCCGATTGAATAGGAACGCCGGCGGCCTCGCATTTTTCGATGCGGCGTTTAGCGGTCAGAATCGCCGCGTCCTCTTCCATCTCTTCGTCGAGGCCGTGCATCTCGGCAAAGGTGCGGATGCTCATGCCGCCCTGACGGACGATCTCGAGGACGGCCTTGGTGTCGCGGCCGAAATCCACTGTCGGGCGGGCGGGGCGGATCCAATCGACGCGCCACCAATCGTCGCCAGGGTAGGGAAGGCGGCCTTCGCGCATTTCGTGCCAGAGCCAGTAAAGCCAGAATCGACGGCAGAATTGCGTGATGAGCATGTCCTGGACCTCGCGGAAGAAGACGGAGGCGTCTTGCAAGACGTGGCGTGTGTTGGCGCCGCCGATGCCGGCGATACTCCAAAGCACTTCGGGGCTGACGCCGATGCCCCAAGAGATGTCGCGCGCCAAATAATTGAGGAACGGCTCCATGGTCGGGCCGGGGTGCGGGTTGCTGAAAGCCTCGATCTTTTCGCCGGGCTTCAAGTTCATAATGCCCGAGCTGGTGTCGAAGATGCGCTGCGGAGTGACCTGGGCGGTCGGCTCGCCAACGGTGGCGCTGCGAATGGAGGCCAGACGCGCGCCGAAATCGGTGGCGGTGGCCTCGCCGCTGGTGGCGATGAAGCCGATCTGGCTGAAAAGTTTGTGGCTGTGCTGCACGTATTGCAGCATCTCGGTCATGTCTTGGAGCTTGTTGACGGCGTGCGCCATCCACGTGACGCCGCGCGCCTGACCGTTGCGGCGGATCTTTCGGAAGTGCAGCATGTCGCCCGCGGGGATGTCGCGGCTGACGCGCTTGTCGGAGGTGAGCACACGGTAGGCAATCGGGCGGCCAAAGCCATCTAGACGCACGCCGTCGATCCATTCGGCCTGGTCGTAGTTCATGGCCATGGCCGCGGCGTTGCCGACGTTCTCGGCGCCGACAAAGCGCATCATCCCCTGCCCTGCGGCGGACTTCATGAACTGCCCGAAGAAGTCGCCGTCGGTAATGATCTGGCGAAGGATCAGGGCTTGGGCCTCGTAGAAGTTAACCTGGCCCGCGCGGTCGAAGGCGCCGGGTTCGTTGCACACCGTGTCCTCGAAGCGGCGCTCGGCGGCGCGGTTGAACTCGGAGTTGGCCGTGCGGCACTGCGGGATGATGCCGGTGCCGACGCAGTAGCGGGAGATGCCGTCGACGGCGCGCAGGGCAAAGCCCTGATTGTTGGTCAACCAGCGCGCCTTCTTCATCAAGGTCTCGCGCTTGAGGGGTGTCAGCTCGAGGGCGGGGTTGAGCGTCGGAAAGTAGATGTAGCCGCGGGAGGCGTGCGGCTCGGCGCCCTCATAGGCGGCGAGGCTGGTTTCGGCCGGCGGGGCCGCGAGGCTCTTGGGCTTGCGGCCGGCTCCTTCGCGCTTGCCGCCCCAGCTTGATTTCTTGATTTCCGCCACGCCGCGCGTGGCGTGTCAAACGTCAGACTTTGGTCGCTTTCCTATGCTTGGCCCAACGAGCCAGCACAGCCGCGCGAGCTTGCTCGCTGCTTCGAGCCTTGGATGGCCCTTTGGCCCTGCCGCCCTTGCCCCCAGCCGCGCGGGTATCCACGAAACTGGAAGGCAAAGGCTTTTTGCAATGCGGGCACTTCACGCCCGCGATGTTAGATGGCATCGTTGCCAACCTCAATAGGAAGCTCCAGTTGAGGGTCGGCGGCTTCTTTGCGGGCAAGTTGCACCATGTGGGCGTGCGTGACGACAAGCTCAGTGAGTTTCAGCGCGGCGGCCACATCGTAGTCGTGCCTTGCGTTAAACTCCGCGGCGGTCTGGGCAATGGCGTGATTGTTCATGTTAGGCGACGACCAAAGCGCGCGCTTCATTCAAACGTTCAGCCCAAGCGTCTTTGACTTTGGCAATGTAATCTCCGAGATAAGCAACATCACGTCTACGCTTACGCGACACAGGTTTTAGTGACGTGAGTTCTGCGCCCAAGGGCACGTTTGTGATAAGTGGCATCAAGTGATTTTCACCAGAATTATTGAGTTCGACGGCAAGCGTCATTGTTTGGCTCATTTTGTGAACCGCATCGCGGACTGTGTCGCGTGCGGATTTTTCGTTGGCTGCGTTGGCGACGTGAAACGTGATCTTTGTGCCAGCAGACTTATGCCATCCTGTAAAGACGCGCTGGCCGTTGGCGTCGATTTCCGAATTGATGCGAAAGCGCAGGCGCGCCTCAAGCGCAATGTCTTGCAATCCCAGCGAGTAGTCGGGGTTAATGGCCGTGAGATAGAACGAGTGCGGCGTGTTCATATTAGTCAACAATCTCGGTCTTGACAATGAACAGCGCGCGGTTGTCGCGCGCCCAGCGGCTGCGCGTCCAAGCGAGTGCTGCTTGCTCGGCTCTGAGCTGGCTGCTGGCAGCGTATGCGGCGCGAACGGAGCGCAATCCATCGCCGCCAACTTCAATGTGGAACAGCAGCTCGCCGCGGCCGGCAACAGTGCGCAGATCGCGGTCGTTGGCTGCCTTGTGTGTGATAACCGAAGCGCAGGGATTGCTGGCGCTGCGGTGTGATGTCCATGTGGTGTGTGTTTTCATTACGCCCTAACTATACGCAAACAGCTTGCGTTCGTCAAAGCCAAAACAGCACTTTTTTGAAAATATTTTTGCTGCCCGCTAACCCCTTGATTTTGGGGGTTTTACTCTGTCGCCGTAGCAGGGGCGGGATTCGAACCCGCGCATGCCAGGGTATGAGCCTGGTGACTTAGACCTCTTGTCGACCCTGCAATTTAGCCGGCCGTCACTTGGCGTGAAAAATCGACATTGCTTATGCGGCCCCCGCCCAGATCCAGCTCATCGAGGATCTCCTCGCAGGCGGTGCCGACCTCGCGGGCCGACAGGGTAAGAACGCCGCTGTGCTGGCCGGCGTCGCTGGAAAGACCCGTGATGCTGACCATGTCCTGCCCGGCCTCGGCCGCGGCAAAGCATTTGTCGCTGAGACGCTCAACGTCGCCGCGGGACCAGGCCCGGGTGCGGAGCAGTCGCCTAAGTCGTTTCTTGAATCCGTCCATCTTCTGGCGCCGCGGCGTCAAATAATGCGCGCACGATCCACGAGGAAACGACATGGAGTTTGGTGCAGTCGCCAAAGTGGTCGGCCGCCACCTTGCGCCACTCCTTTCGCTTGCCGCCCTTGGGGATCACGATGCGCTGGCCCATGTGCCCGCGGAGGAACTCATCATCGGCATCGGCAGGGAACCAAAGGAAGGGTGCCTTGCGACGGTGGATCTTCTCCAAGTAGAGCGCCACCTTCGCCTGGTAATCCACGTAGGTGTAAAGCTGCATCGGCTCGTAGCCCTTGGCTGTGCCCACCGACCAGGTGCCGAAAGAAAACGCCGTGCCCTTCGAGGGAAGCAGCATGCCCTTGGACCGCGCGCAAAGTTCGTAGATCCGGTTGGTGAAATCGCCCGAGTCGACCAGCCCGACCTCGACGCGCACCGGCTTGCCGCTCGGCGTTTTCCAGCGTTGGCTTTCAAAATCAAGCAAGGCCTCGGGCGCCAGCACCGTGCCGTAATCAAAGACGTGGCACGCGCCGTCCTTGCTCCACGCGGCCGCGCTCCAATGCGTGGCGTCCTGCCCGGGGTCGGCGCAGAGCGTGACCATGGCGGGCTCCTCGATGGGACAGTTGCCCTTGAGATACTTGCCGCGGCAGGCGAGGACGTCATCGTCGTGGGCGCCGGTGCCGCGGTCCTCCCAGCGTTGGGCGAGGCGCTTCTGCATGAACTGCCGCAGTAGCGTCGTGTCGCCGCGCTTGGCCTCCTCGTTGGCCTTGATCCACTCGATGGCCAGCGTCGACCAGGGAATCCACCAGACGGCGGTTGCTGGATACTGAAAGCCAATCTTGCCAGGGGCGCCGGGACGTGACGTGACGTAACGTGAGCAGCTCGACAACGCGCGGCGGGTCCGCGGGTCATCGGTGTATTCGGCCTTGCACGTCGGGCAGACCATCCGCACCGAGGCGGCCGTGGCGTCCCAGTCGGTCACACCTTCGCGGCTGACGGTGTGCTGGTATTGAATGTCTTCCCATTGCCAGGGCTTCACCGCCCCGCAGCGGCACTGCCACGAGAAGAGGCGCAGCTCGGCCATGTCTTGCGCCTCGTGGAAATCGTCGCCTTGTTCGCCGCCCTGGCTGACCAGAATGACCCGCGCATTCCATCGGTCGTGCGTTCGCCGGCGCAGCTCGCCGACCATGCCAGGCTCCCAGCGCCAGACCTCGTCACCGATACACCAGCGGATCGACTTCTCTTGCAGGCTGGTGAGGTTAGCGCCGCCGATAAAGAGCGGCATGTGGCGGAAGAGAATCTCGGTCTTGCGCTTGGCATGGCGGTCTTGCGGGTAAAGCCGCCGCACCGCATCGACCGCATCGAACATCGGAGCCAGGCGGGACTCAGCCCACTGCTTCGCGGTCTTGTCGGTCTGGCCGGTGACGAGAGTCGGCCCCGGGTTCTCGGCCACGATCCAGCAAAGGAGCGATTCGAAGAGCGTCGTCTTCCCCGAGCCGGTCGGCGCCGCGATGATGATTTCGTCATTGGAGTCCTTGCCGATCTCAAGGATCGGCTCGTTCATCCAGGGCGCGGTCTTCGCGTCGAACTGGCTATTGCGGTCGCTGTGCGGGACAACCACATGCCGCTCCATCCACTGGATCGGCGTTAAACGCTCGCTAGGTCGGACGGCGTCGTAAAACGCCTGGCACATAGACATGCCGAAAGCGGCATGTCAGATCGGAGGGCTACGGGGTGGCAGCCAAGTCGCCGAGGATCTTGTCCACCTCAGTCTGGAAGATCGGCACCATCTGCGCGGCGGTCAGTCCCTCGAGGCGGCCGGGCATTGATCCTGTCCATCCGTAGAGTTTGGCCTTCACGATTCGACCCAGAGCGGCAAAGTCTTCGCGCACTTGCGCGGCCGGCACGAACTTGCCTCGCTCGACCTCGAGGACGTGCTGAAGTCGGTCACCTTCAAGACGTAGCTTGCGCAACCGCGCCGCCTTCATGTCATCTAAGTCGCCGCCGGTGGCGAGTTCCTTCTCCAGCTTCTCGGCCTGCCGCTTGGTCACCGCCAGCTCGCGGGCGATGTGGTCGGTGATGTTGTTACGCGGCCGACCCTGCGGCCGCTTGGCCGGTGGGGGCGGGGCTTTCTTTTTACGAACCGCGCGCTTCATTGCTCACAGGAATTTACTGGGCGACGGGTTAAC